ATGACCGATCAGCCCCGGACTGCGATCGATCGCTCCGTTGAGCGGTGTCAGAATCGCGAGGGGATGAGCGAGGCCGACGCCGAGGCCATCCTCGACGCCCACCGACACATCGAGCTCCTCGGCCCGAGCGAGATCTCCGAGAGCCACCACAGCGACGTCCTCATGCGAAGCGTCAAGATGGCGCGCGAGGTCGGCGGCCTCGCCGACGCCCTCGAGGACAGAGAGGCGGCCGAGGAGATCGTCCGCTGGATCAACCGCTCCTACGAGAACGAAGAGACGAACCGAGGATACCGGAAGTGCCTCCGCGCCTTCGGTCGGCACGCCATCGGCGTCGAGGAGACACCCGAGACACTCGCGTGGGTTCCGTCGGGCTATTCCAGCACCTACGACCCGGCACCCGATCCCGGCGAGATGTTCCACTGGGATGAGCACGTCAAGCCGATGATCGACGCCGCCTCGAACGTTCGCGACGAGGCGCTCGTCGCCCTCTGCTGGGACCTCGGCCCGCGAACCTCCGAGCTCTACGACCTCCAGGTCACCGACATCTCCGAAGGGGAGTTCGGCCTCCGGATCAACATCGAGAACGGGAAGAACGGCTCGCGCTCGCCGACCATCGTCAAGGCCGTCCCCTACGTCCGTGACTGGCTCGAACGCCATCCCGGCGCTGGCGAGGACTACCTGTGGAGTCGCATCAACCGCCCCGACCGCGTCAGTCGGAACTACCTGCGGGACGTCCTGAAGCGACTCGCCCGGAACGCCCCGATCGACCCGCCGGCGACGCCGACGCCGACGCAGTTCCGGAAGAGCTCGGCCAGCTACCTCGCCAGCCAGAACGTCAACCAAGCCTTCCTCGAAGATCATCACGGCTGGGTCCGTGGTTCCGACAAGGCCGCCCGGTACGTCGCTGTCTTCGGTGACGCGAACGACCGCGCCATCGCGAGCGCGCACGGCGTCGACGTCGAGGTCACTGACGACACGCCCTCGATGAGCGAGTGCGTCCGCTGCGAAGAGCTCAACGAGCCCGACCGGTCGCGATGCCGTCGGTGTGGCTACCCGCTCGACCAGCAGGCGGTCGAGCGCGAAGACCTCCGACAGGAGCGCCTCAGTAAGCAACTCGCCATGCTCGACGGCGACGACGCGATGCGTCTCCTCGAGGTCATGGATGCCCTGGACGATCCGGAGGTCCTCGAAACGCTCGACCGAATCGCGAGCCGGTGACTCACTCGCCATCGTCGGCCTCCTGACGCTCGTCGAGCGCCACCAGCATGTTCTGGGCGTGCGGTGCCCACGGGCCGTCCTCCTCGACGATCTTCTCGAAGAGGTCGCGCTTGTCCGCGAGCTGCTCCCACGGTTCCTGTGCGTCGTCAGCTGTGGATGTCGTCGTACTCATCGGGCAGCCTCCAAATTCCGCGGGTCAATCTGCGCGCAGTACTCCGTGCCACACTGCTCGTCGACGGCAGCCGCGACGGCGACGCCGTGGATGTTGGACAGGTGCGCCGGCGAGAGGCCGTACACCGTCACGAGCGCCTGGTCGCGACGGAAGACGACCGTGTCGGTCAGCTCGTCGAAGACGGCCTCGTCGTGTGCCGGGACGGGCGCAACGGCCGGGATCGTCACGGTGACGCCCCGCTCGTAGGCCACCGCAGCCGAGACGAGCTCACCGCTCGTTCGGTCGCGCATCCGCCCCGCACAGTGCGGGGTGACGCACTCGACAGGCTCGATGCTCATGCGACCACCATGATGATCAGGAGTGCGCTGAGCGCGGTTGCGGTACCGACGATGAACCAGTATGCGGTCCACGCGAGAGGGTCGGTCATGGACTCACCTCGCTCGGGTCTCGCCCCTCGACGACGACCTCGTAGATCGCCCGAAGCGTCTCCTTGTTCCAGTCGTCGCGAGCGCCCGGCGCGTCGATGTCGAGGGCGCGCTCGAGAACGTCGGTCGTCGCGGCCTGTGTGAGCTCGTCTATCCACTCTCGCCGGTCGGCCTCCTCGGCCTCCTGGACGGCCGTCGGCTCGTGGCCAACGCGCTCGCAGACCGCCGCGAGGACATCGCGCATCCAGTCGACCGTCGTGATCGCCGTTTCCCAGCGCGCGCCGCCGCGCTCGACCATCTCGTAGCGGTCGCCGCCGGCGTCAGTCGCGGCCGAGATCTCGCGAACGAGGCTCGGCTTTTGAAGCTTCTGCGACCGACGCTGGGTGGCCTCGCCAGCGCGACGCTTGAACACCCACTTCACCGGCGAGGTATCGCGCCACTTCGAGACCTCGACATCAGTCAGGAAGTCCTCTGGCGTATCGCCGCGTAGGTGTGCGCCGAGCGTCTTCCCGATCTCTTGGGTGCGGACGTCGTCAGCGGTAGCCGCGATCGAGCCGGACGACACGATCCGCTCGTCGACGACGTGCTCGGACACGTACGTTTTGATGGCCGCGATGGCCGACTCAGAGCCCTGATACGCCGTGCCCTCGTAGTCGTTCTTCTGACCGACTCCCTGCTTTTCGAGCAGCTCTTCGACGGTCGTGGACTCCGACTCCGCGCTACTCGACATCGTCCACCTCCTCGAGGACGTACGTCGTGTCGTCATCGTGGGCGAGGATCGCGGTGTCGTTGCGCTCTAGGAGCTCGGCCGTCTCGCGCTCGACGCGGTCGACGACGCGGAACTGCGTCGCGGTCACAGGCCATCACTCTCCTGCGGGCCGCCGAGCGCCATCACCAGCTGGGCAAGCTCGTCGTTGGTGAACTGCTGTTGGGCCTCCGCGTCGGGATCGTGTTCCATCCCAGCGAGAGAGTCGATCTCTTGCCGGAGGTCGGCGGCCGTGTTCGCCTCGGCGAGGACAAAGGCTCGCGCCTCGAACGGCCAGTCCTCGTACTTGTCAGGGACGTCGAGGTTCATGCTTCACTCTCCGTGCTGTCACGGACATCCCCGAGCGTGCCTTGGTACTCCTCAGGCAGGCTCGCGAACGGCAGGATCTCCGAGTTGATGAACGCCGCGTACGTCCCTGGCCGGTCGCCACCGTCGAACAGCGCGACGTAGCCGCTCTCGGAGACGACGCCACGCGTGTAGCCCTCGTTCCAGTTGTACTCGAAGCCAAGCATCACCGTGTCGCGACTTCCACCCGTGTCAGCGAGGTGGGCCGCGTCGTGGTACGCGATCACCGACTCCTCGGCATCGTCATCGGCGTCGAAGCTCCGCGTCTGCGTGACGTTCCAGGCGTCGGCGGTCGGGTAGTCGCTCAGGTACTCCGCGAAGCCGTCGACGTCGATCTGGGCGCGGTGGATGCGAGTGCCCTTCGCCAGCCCGACCGTATCGAACAACCAGTCGCCGTCCGAGCGGTTGACACCGAGCCAACCCTCTGACAGGTCCGCGATCCACTCGCAGTAGGTGTGCTCCGTCGCCTCCTCGGTCTCGGTGATGATCGAGTCATCGGAGACGTAGATCGTCTCGCTCTCGACGTCGATCCGACCGGCGGCGTCGCCGGCGTACACCGTGGTCCCGTCGAGGCGCTCGTACGCGGTCGCGTCGATCGCGGGGTACGTCGCGTTCTCGACGTGGCTTTCGATCTGCGGGTCAGCGATGTCGTCTTGGGCGAGCCCGAGGATGGTCGCGCGCATCAAGCCACCTCCCACTCGTCTTCTTCAACTTCGGCTTCGAGCAGCTCGTCGATGTCCGCGAACTCGCCGATCTCATTCTCCAGCGATCCGGCGAGTACGCGCAGTGCCTCCTCGGGTGTCTCCCCAGCGCACGGGTGATCAAGCCCGGGCGCATCGACCTTCCACTCCGTCTCGACATCACTCTCGAAGTCTTCACCGCGCGTCTCGTACGACTCCAGTGTCAGCTCGACCGTGCGGTCATCTCCCGGCATCAGTATTCCCCCCGCTCCCACGCCTGCCGCTCGGCGAGCAGCTGCGTGGCCTCATCGCTCAGCGTGTAGTCGTTCGTCCGCTTGTCGCGCATGGTCTTCACGACGAGACCGGCCTCAACGAGGTCGTCGAGGTTCGGGTACAGTCGCCCGTGGTTGACCTCGTCGCCGTACAGCGCCTCTAGCTGGCGCTTGATCCGCAGGCCGTACGCCTCGTGGTCGGCCTCATGGAATAGCGTCCAGAGGATGTCGCGCTTGAACGCGGTCAGGTCTGCGAACGCGCGCAGCTGCTCGCGAGTCTCGTGATCAGCGTCGATACGTGCCGCGTCGTTGGGCCCATCTTGAATAGGCCCCGAGTTTGACTTACTCATGGGTCTCTCGAATGCCCTCGTCACGAGGGCGCCATCTCGGGACCCAGCCCGTCGGCGTGCCAGCGCCGGCGGGGTTTCTGCTCCCGCGAAGGCCAGGTCAACTAACCTTTCACACCCTCTCTACTAATAATTTGCTGTGCTGAATACAGGCTGTGGAGTACTCTTGTGAGTGTATTTATATTGGTGTGTAGCGTATAGCGTAACACCGGTATCACTATGAGTTCCACAGTCGAAGCCAGCGTCGTGCCACGAGGACGCGCGGAGTGGATGCGCCCTGTCGATGAGGCTATTCTGGAGCATCTGCGCTCGGAGGGGAACCTGACGCCTGACGCGCTCGAAAAGTTGGACGTCACCGTCTCGAACTACGCGAGCAACCGCCTCACGAAGCTCCGCAAATACGGGCTCGTCGAGCGGGTTGTCCCGGGTGTCCGAGGCCTTTACCGCATCACTGACGCTGGCGAGGCGTTCCTCGACGAGGAGCTCGACGCCGCCGAGCTCGATCCGGTCAATTCCTGATACCATTTACACCACCCGCAGGCCGGGCGCGGCCTTCTTCAACGCGGGGCCGAGCCAGCGCGGAGCCGACCGCCCGGGCGTTCTCTTCACCTGTCCATACTCGTCGAACGTGAGCGTCCACTCGTCGGTGCCGTGAGCGACCTCAACGGTCGTCTCGTCGTCGTGCTCGTTGATCGTGACGTCGACGGCAGCGTCGACGTCGAAGCCCAGTTCAGTCAGGTCAACTGTCTTCTGTGTCCGGTGTGCCTGCGGGGGCATACCGCAGCCGACGGGTGGATGAACGGTAAAAGGGGGCCGTACTTCCGGGGTCCTACGCTGTGATGGCTGCGCTCAGCATGTTGTCCCTTTGAGACCACGGGACTAACGAGTCGCTGTAGTTCCTCAATATCTTCTCAGAGTCATAGCCGAACTCACCCGATTCATCATCAATTACGGAGATGCGATTGACTTTATTTCCGTAGTGGCCCTGGATCTCAGTCCATTTATACATCGTTCTTTGGGCCATTGTCTTAGCTGTGGAAGCGTCTTCAGCGTGGAGGGCCTGAATGTATGTTGGGCTTTCCTGACCCCTTACCCCGAAGTCAACACGGTGCTTTTCAGACGCGCCTTCGACTTCAGGATTGGTATCGTACCGGAATCCCAGTTCAGTGATGTACGTTCCAACATCAGCTCTGAAATCAGTCTGGGTGTACTGTCTTCTGGTGAAGGTGAGATGAGAGATTGACTGAACAGCCTGGCCCACCTCAAGAATTCTCTGGCCAAGCTCATCTGCGGAGGCAGTTGTCTTGACCTCTTGCTTCGCTTGGTCAAGGCTGTAGCGCTCTTGGATAGTGTTGACACGGTTAGCTCGACGCTCTTGATCCAGGTTGATGTTTGAGAGGTACAGAAGTCCGTAGGTTTCGCCCTCATCAGTAATCGTGTACTGATCGCCGTTTTGAACAACCCACAGACGAATTGCGTCTCCATCCGATCGCTCAAGTGGGAGTGTAACACGGCAATCCTCACTGTCGGCTTCGATTGACATCCCTGTATCAAAGGCGTCAGTTAGCCGCGGTCGGATAAGTTCGCTACAGTTTGTCATGCTTCAAGCCTGTCTTGACGTTGGTAGTCGCCTCTCAGCTCTATATTACATTCATTAAGAAAGTCCTGAAAGGCCTTATCAACATCGTCCGTTGCTACGTCATCAACTGGATATGCGCAGTTGTCCTCATACTGCGGATGCCACTTGTGCTTGTGAGAGCCGTCGATCACTTCTCCATCTGGATTCCGATGTCGAGAATCATCCCAGCGTCGGACAACTTTGGAGCTTTTGTATAGCAGGCAGAAGCCATATGACCGCCTTTTCCAAGCTTTCAGAGAGAGTATTGCTTCTGAGTCAAAACAATATACCGTGGCCTCACCGATCAAGTTTGGTCCATCAGTCTCCCATATCCAGTCTTCTTCGATGATCTTCTTCATGTCGTAGAGTTCCTCGATTTCAGCTTGTGAGACCATGTAACCAGATATCACGATGATTTAACCCCCGGTTAATTATATTTTCGCACTCAATTATTCAAATCGAAAAACAATCACTTAGTCATACATTTTAATTGGATTTGTTGTTCATCTATCCCTGTAAGAGGTGCTATAAGCTCACTATCTGTAGGTGCGTACAACCAACGGTGATCCAAGCGTTCACGCTCGACAAGGTCGTATGCCCGAAGTTTGTTGAGTTTGTTCCGCCGTGAGCGACGGCTAATCGGTGTGTACTCTCGGTTCGCGTAGACACCTTCTTTGATCTCCTCGTACTGCGCGTGTAGCTTCCGACCAGTCACTTGACTGCCCTCTCGGATCAACTCGTACAGCACGCGGTGATGAAACGGAAGCGACTGGAGATTCGCTTCACGGATGCTGGCACGAGCGCGCTCGTAGGCATCGTCGACGTCGGTATCATGAATCGATGTGTGTTCGCACTCATTGGCAATCTCGGCAGCCGCCCGGAGCGTCTGAATCCCTTCCCGGGCCACACCGGCGACGTCGTCGGCGATCGTCTCCAACTGCTTGCGTGAGACGGCGCCGTCGACGAGCCCAACACGAGCCCGGTCAGCAAGGATGTCCGCGAGCTCGTCGACGCCGAATCGACGTAGCTCGATGCGCCCACTGTGGAGGTACTGCCGAGTGTCAGCCTCTGCGCGGGCCAGCCAGTCATCTGGCTCGTGGCAGATCACGACGACCTCGACGCCGGGCACGGCAATCAGCTGCCCGACAGCTCCAGTGCCAGCAATGTCGTCGGCCTCGTCAAGGAGCACGAGGAGATCGTCTCCGACGAGCGTCTCTCGAAGCTTCCTGGGAAGCGTATCGTTCGGCGCGTTGTCGACGACGGACCCACCGGCGCCTCGTATCGCTTCCCGGAACAGCTCGCCAGTGGTCGTTCCGAGAGCCTGAATCCACGTCCAGTGCGTTCCGAACTCATGACTGAACTCCTCAAGAACGGTCCGGCCGAGAGCCGTCTTCCCGACACCACTCGGGCCGGCTAGCAGGGCACCCTGGTCGTGGTCGGTACGAGCGCGGTGGAGGAGGCGGATCAGCTCTTGGACCTGCGCTTCGCGGTGCCGAAGGTCTGGAGGAGGCGTCTCGTCGTCGAAGACCTCTGGACGACGTATCATGTTGATGACGGCTGACGCGAGCAGGGGTAATAAAGCGGAGCCTCGCTTCCGGGGTGGAACTAAAAGTAAATCAGAGCCACAATTGGCAGAGGTTTTACAACATCATCACACCACTGGGCTGTCATGAGACGTCGAAAGGTGCTCGCGTTCACAGCAGGTGGTATTGCCCTCCCACTCGCCGGGTGTTCAGGGGACAGCGATAGCGGACCAGAGCCCACGGACAGCGACAGTAGCGATGGATCGGACGGCGGTGATGGTAGTGACGGAAGCGACGAGTCCACAGACGAAAATGGGTCTGACGAGAGCGACGATTCTGACTCTGGGCCTGAGCAAGTCCAGGCTGCTGTCGGCGATCTCGTTGAGGGCGACCAGCTCCACCTCGTCGTTGAGGGGATTGAGCGGACTACAAGCCTCGGTCAGTTCTCCCAGCCGGACGCTGGCAACGAGTTTGTCGTCGTGTCGCTCGCGCTCAAAAACGTGAGCGACGACTACGTGTCGGTAAGCAACCTGCTCCAGACACGGCTTCGAGACGCTGAGGATTTCCAGTACGACCAGACGTTCGCCGGTGGCGGCGGGAATACGTTCAACGCCGGCCAGTTCGCACCTGGCGAGGTTGAGCGCGGGACGATCACCTTTGAGGTACCAGAGGATGCGTCCGGGCTCCAGTTGGTGTTCGACCTGGACGCCTCGATCATCGGCGGCATCGACCGGGCACGGATCAACCTCGGAGAGCAGGCAGACTCCGTTGCCGAGCTCGAGCAAGACCTCGGTATCGATGTGTACGGGACTGGCGAGGAGATTGGGTATCAAGATGTCGCCGTCACCGTCAACGGAACACGAACCGAGTCATCCCTCGGCCAATACTCGCAGCCGGATGAGGGGAACGAGTTCGTTATCGTCGACATCAGCATCACCAACAATACCGGCGAAGAGCGAAGCTTCTCGACGATCCTCCAAATGATGCTCAAAGACGGCGAGGGGTACACGTATCAAGAGAGTTTGACAGCAACGTCTAGCCTCGATCGATCCTTCGACGAGGGGACGCCACTGAGCGACGGTGAGACACGACGTGGCGAACTTGCGTACGAACTCGCGGAGGGAACCGCACCGCTCTACTGGGTGTTTGAGTTCTCGGTGTTTGCGGGCGGCGATAAAACGTTCTGGGAGGTTCGAGGTTAGCAGTCGTCCAGCGTGTCGAACGCGTCGCCGGGATCGGCCGGCGACCGCCGAGAGGCGTCGCGCTGCGGACACGTCGGCTTGTGGACGAGTTCGTCGATGCTCGTCTGGTGGCCTCCAGGACCGTCGACGATCACCTGTGCGCCACAGTAGCGACACCGCATGAATTTGGTCTCAGTGATGGCGAACCCGTCGACGCTCGGCGGCGACCCACTCTCGACGAGTTCCCACTCAGTGTCGGGGTCGATTACCCTGCGGAAGGCGCTCATCTGGTCAGCCATCGTCACGGGCCCTCCATGAGCGAGACGGCGGCGCGGTGCTCGCCCTCAACGACGAGTTCGTCTAGCTCCTCGCCACCACAGGGCACCCACGTCCGGCCGTCCCAGCGGTCGACGTGACGCTCGGCTTGGTGCGGCTTCCCCGGCGTACGTTCGTAGCGGACGCGCCGGCGCTCGCCCGACTCGGCCTGGTACGCGATCGTCGGGAGGTTGCTATCGTCACCCTCATTTGAATCCTGGGGCGTACCGTAGAACGCGGTATCAAGGCACGCGATTTCATCTCCGCGCTCAACCTGCTCGCCGGCACGGTAGTCACGCAGGTCGGGCGCCCATCCGAGTTCCTGACACCACTGCGCGACTGCCCACCGAGCGACCTCGGTCTCGTCGCCGTCCCAGTTGCCATCGTACCGCTTCCCCTCGATGAGCAGCATCACGAGGTAGTCGATCGGGTTGTCGGCGGTCAGCTGCTCGCCGTCGACGACGAGCCGAATCGAACTCCGCTCGGCACTCGACGCCGGGATCTCGTCATTTTCCTCGGCCTGTCGGATCTGCTCGTTAACTGCGTTCGCGTGTTCGTTGTCAGTCACTGGTCGAACACCTCCGTCCGGCCGTCGGCCGTTGCGATACGCGGGCTCGCGGCGAGGTGCTGGCCCAGCTGGTCGTCGATCGCCGAGCGGTCGACCCAGCCCGGGATCGGTCGCTCGCCGCGCGCCAGCGCTACGCGGAGCCGGTGCTTACAGCCCTCGTCGGGTGCCCGGTGGAGCGCGTCCGGACAGTCGCAGGTGTCGGCGATCGCGTCGACGCGGTAGGTACCCGTCGGCGTGACGACGAGGAACTCCTCGTCGCGGAGGTCGTGGTCGAGCGAGTCGTCGATGACGGTCATCGACTCGGTGAGGGCCTTGGCTGCGCGCGTGCTGAACTCCCCGGTCGGCGCGTCGGCGGCGCTAGACATCGCCAACCTCCATGTCGCCCCACGCCTGCTCCACGGGGAGATACATCAGCCGCGCGCTCGGGAAGTCGTAGGTCTTCCCGGGCTTGTGCGCGTTCTGGGGGTTGCCGTCGATGTACACGCACTCGTAGACGGCGTTTTCGACGTCGATTCCGGGCAGGTACGGGTGCGTCTTGTACGTCGCGAGGTCGTATCCCTCGGCCTCGTAGTGCGCCTCGAGGCTGTCGTACGTACACTTGCGAACGAACACGGCCTGCCGCGTGACGATGTCGATCGCGACGCCGCCCTCGACAGGCTCGGTCTGGACATCGTCGAGCGCGTTCGCGACGCGCTGCTCGTACGGGAGCTCGGCGTCGTCGAAGTCCGAGTCGATGGCGCCCTGCTCAGACATTCTTGATCACCCCCTGACGCGTGAACAGCTCATCGACGTCCGGGAGCGTGTTGCCGTAGTCGACACCGGCGCGCTCGGCCGGGTTCGTGTTCCGAGCGAGCCACTGGCGGGCCTCCCACACGGCTTCACGGAGGTCGTCCTCGTCGTGGATGTCGGCCCACTCGCCGGCATCCTTCGCGACAAGCTCACACAGCTCGGCGAGTCGCTCGTACGACCGCTTCTCGATGGCGAACTTCACGTGGCCTGTCGCCTTGTCGAGGTTGCTGGCGGCGTCGTCGTATCCGTTCTCATCGTCGCGATGCGTACACGCCGCGTCGACGGTGCCGTACGCCGCGGCCATCTGTTGCAGCTGCTCGTCCTCACGGAACCGGTCGTGGATGACGTCGCCGAGCAGCGTGTCGAACGCATCGGCGAACTTTGACTCGAGGCGCGAGATCTCCTTCTCGGCGGTCCGGTTGAGGTCGCGCATCAGAACGCACCTCCGAACACGTCGCGAGCGGTCATCTGCGTACGCTCCGCCCAGCCGACCTCACCGCCGATGAACTCGTGGACGTACACGTCGACGGCGTTGCCCATCGCGACGTGCTCGCGAGTGGCGACCCACTCGGCGAGGTCCGACCGGCGTTCGCGAGCGCCGGTCTCAGTGTCGATACGGTGGACGACCGCAGCGTCGCGGTCGAAGTGGTGGACGTAGCCCTCGGCGTCGACGCCAAGCGACGTGTGCTGCGGGGCGAGGCGTGGTTGCGAGTCGGTACGGCTTTTGCCGCGTAGGTTATTAGCTGACATGCTGTCGTTAGTGGACAGCGCGGTCGTCGGCGTCCCACCGCCGGCGGCCAGACTTTCTGACCGCGTCCCGCGCTTCCTACTTGTTAGTATATTTGCTAACTACTTATAGATTAGCATTTGCGCTAACTATTAGTATATGCGCTAAGTAACGCCCTGTAGAGGTTAGCAAATACTACAATGGACACGCACGGAACACGCGGTATGGCGAAGACTCGCGCGCTCCTCACGGAAACGGAGCGCGAGCAGATTGCGGGTGAGCATGGCGACTCTCGAAGGTATCAGGCAACCTCCAGAGTCCGCGGCCGGATCCAGGAAGAGCTCGAAAGGGACGTGGAGGTCCTTGAGGAGCATCACCCGGACCTGCTTGAGGAGCTCCGCGGAGTCGTGTGCGAGGAAACCGATGATGAGTGACGGGAAGACCGAGACGTTCGAGGGGTACCTCGTCCTTGACTGGCGGTCGGGTGAACAGCGTCAGCGAAAGACAGAGCCCGATGATCTGGCGCCCCACCAGATCGCGATTCCGTACTCGATTGACGTCGAGGTTCCCGACGTGACTGTGCCGACCATCGAAGCCGCGATCGAAGTCCCCGAGGCTAAGGTCGAGCAGTCGGTCATCGAGGAGACGCGCGATCTCGCAGACGAATACGAAACGGGCGACGCGTAGCCCTCACCCGTTTGCCTTCTGTGAATGTAACAGCGCAGTTGACATCCTAGAGGTTCTTTTACTCCGGAGGATCGCCGATCGATGCCCTCTCTGTGTCGAACTCCTCTAAAATCCGCTCAAATTCAGATATCTCGACCTCAACACCCGCGTCCGGACGGCCACTGCTAAAATTGATCTTGTTGTTCTGGAATATTTCGGTGTCTACGTAAATCGGACAGTCGTTATCAGGGAAGAACGGTGGTATTGCTCCGATAGTATATCCGAGATCTTCTTCTATGACTTCCTCGTCAGCGAATTTTAGGCTGCTGATATTTGCTGTCTCCCTGAGGGCACCAAGGTCGACTTTTCTCTCAGCTGGAACAATCGCAACAACCACCTCCCGCTGGTCGTCCAAAAATACCATCGATTTTATCATTTCAACGAGAGGGACGTTACGCAATTCAGCTGCCTTCTCAGATGTTAAGGCGTCGCTATTGTGTTCTAACAAGCTGTATTCGATTTCACGATCATGAAGATACTCCGTGATTTCTGTTTGTGTCATAACACCCTGCTGTGTATACCGGATGGTAGAAATAAGTTAATTAAACCGTGCGACTGCCGCCAGGTGACGACTCGGGGACGGAGGTGATCGCACGAGCCCCATCACGAGCCAGACAAGGTGCTCGGCGTCGCGAAGGACGTGCCGAGCAGGTCGTGAAGGGTGCGTTCCGCGAGCTCGTGAAGGAGGGACCACGGCGACCAAGGCGGCAACGACGAGTACGACGCAAGGGAGCTGAAGGGGAGCTCAGGACGCGTTAACTGAATGAGTTATATTGTCTGTTGTGGTGTGTAGTATAACTCATATTGAAGTATTGTTAGCATAATCACCTCAACATATGGAACTCGCAGATCTCATCGACCAAAATTGGCACAGCTACGAACGGAATCGGTTCCTCAAGGCTGATACAAAGCTCAGCATCGCCGATTTTGACCCGGAAGAATTCAAACACGATGGTTTCGATGACCGAGACGCGTATCTAGAGACGCACGCCCCTGCCCTTGCTGTCGAAGAGCGCGTACAAGAGGAGCTGAATAACTTCACCCCGCCGCGTGTCAGTGAGATCAATGATTCGCCGTATCAGGCACTTACGATTAGGTACGGTATCCTCCGGCAGTTGATTCAACAGCCAGACTACAGCATGGAGAAGGACGATCTCTTGGACGCGGTACAGGCTTGGCAACATGATCTGATTTCGTCCTTCGAGGAGGGCTCATTCTCCGAATCCGACGATCTTCTTCATCTTGCGAAGGCAGCCGTCGATTACAAAAATCAGGTCGATGACTCTGAGCTTCACATGGTGTACAGCTACTTCGACCTACACAATCGCTCTTGTGAACACAAACGCGATTACTACACGTGGCTCGACTTCTTTTACCGACTGTCTGCGATCGGCCGTTTCCCCAAGGTTTCACGATCTGAGAGCCCTGAACACGCATTGAAAACCATCGAGAAAGGCCTCTGGTCGCTCCAAGAGCAAGCGCTGGTATATGAGGTAACACCCGAAGACGGAGGGGAACTCGTCGGAATTCCCGAAGATTACATCGACGTGATTCAGGACTGGCTCCACTACGAGATGTCAGATGCCAACTTCCAGCGGATGCTGGACACGCTCGACGTCTTCGATCGCCAGAGCATCCTTATCGAGGCCCGTGACACATTTGATGTTACGGGGAAGAACTACGGGAAGAACCAAAATCGGCGTGAAAATATTGTTGAGGCAGGGGTTTATCCCAGTGAGCTTCTGAGGGAGGTCGTTCCGAAAGATGTACTGAAGTCCATCGTTGGAGAGTATGGGTTAGACGCCCACAGGCGGAAGACTGAGGAGATGATATCCGCGGTTATCGAATACTTCGAGCGCTCACAGAGGTCGGTAGACGAGGGTGAACCCGCTGCTGAATTGTTCCTCACTACGTATGATGAAATCGCAGACGGATCCGTGACGGAGATTCCACCACAACTTCAGGACCTTGTCGATGCTGACAATCCCTCTGAAAAGATGGATATCCTGTTTGAGGACGCAACGGTGGAGATATTCCAAAATGTGTTCAATCTTGAGGGGACAAACCAACTCGGTCAGCATTCAAGCGGCGTGGTGGCCGACGGAGAGATCACTCAGGGCGGTGACTGGTTGTTGTGGGATAACAAACGTCGACGGCAGAAGTTCCGTCTTGGCAGCAGCACCCGAAGCAAGATTAAAAACTATATTGACACCAAAAGCCAGCAGCACGATGTCGAGTACTTCCTGATTATAGCACCCGGGTTTACTGAGAGCGCAGCTGAGAATGCGCTACAGCTGGAGATGGAGATTGGGACGGACATAAGACTCGTCCATGCGACCGAACTCCAGAAGCTAGCAACAGTCTGGAAAGAAGAATATGCGAGAGAAGAACGTGAACTCCCGCTGTCAGTGTTTCGCGGCTCTGAGACATTTGATGTTGAAACCGCAAAGAAGCTTCTGGAGACACAGTTCTCATAGCACATGCATCAGAAAGGTCACATCGGTGCGTCGCTCCTCGTATACGCGCCGTTTGGGTTCGTTCTTGCCGCCCTCGCTTCGATGGAGTTAGCTTTCATCGGCGCCGCAGCCGTTGGGTCAATGGCGATGGTCCCTGACCTCGACATGCGAATTCCGCTGATAAAACACCGTGGGATTACTCACACCGTCTGGTTTGCGCTCGTAGTCGGCGCCGCGTTCGGTCTGGTCGGGGCTGTCCTCGGGGTTCAGGAGAGTATCGTCGGCGGTGTGCTGTTCGGATTTCTCGCGTTCGGCTTCGGCACACTAACGATCGTGTCGCACCTGCTCGCCGACGCGCTCACGCCGATGGGTATCAAGCCGTTTTCTCCCGTCCGAGACACGAAGTACACGCTTGATCTGTTCAAAGCCGCGAACCCGATCGCGAACTACGCGCTGCTCGGGCTCGGTGGTGCTGTCGTCGCGGTCGCGGTCGTCGCCGGCGGCGCAGTCCCGCTGTAAACGGAGGTTCACTCGACATCGTCGAGGCCTTCAACCGTCACGGGTTCACCACAGTGCGGGCACTGCTTCCGTTCGTCAAGCTCGTTCTCGGCAGCCTCCATGAACCCAGCCGCGAGGATGGACGCCGGGAGCGCGAACATCCCGATCCCGAGGATCGCCGTGATTGCACCGATGAACTGCCCGGGCATCGTGACGGGGTACATGTCGCCGTATCCGACGGTCGTGAGTGCGGCGACGCCCCACCACATGGTCGCTGGTATCGACGAGAACTCCTCCGGCTGGGCCCCGCTCTCGATGAAGTACATCACCGAGCTCGCGACGACGAGCAGCAACCCGTTCGCGAACACCGCGATGACGAGCTTCTCTTTCCGGTCTTCAAGAACCCAGCCGAAGGTCCGCATCGCAGTTGAGTAGCGAGCGAGCTTCAGCAGTCGGAACAACCGGATGAGCCGCAGCGCTCGGAGGAATCGGAGGTCGAACCCGATACCGGTGATGGCGATGTAGAAGGGCGCGATCGCGAGCAGGTCGACAATCAGCAGAGGGCGACTCGCGAACCGGAGCCGGCCGACGATCGCGCCGGAGTACTTGTCCGCTTCGACGGCCGACCACACACGGGCCGCGTACTCAATTGTGAACACGGCGACTGAGAAGATCTCAAAGGCGCGGAAGAGGCGAGCGTATGGCTCGTAGATGGTGTCGACCGTCGTGGCGATCACCGCCGTGACATTAGCGATGATCAGCAACATGATAAACCAGTCGACAACATACCCGATTCGACCGCCGTCTCGGGGGGAAAACAGTCGGTGAGTTCGCTCGCGGATCGATCGAGGCCCAGCCATATGCTGAGCCAACAGCCGCTGCTACATGAAATTATATTGTCTTGTCGATGAGGCAGACGGCTAGCTCACTGATCTCGAAGCGGTCGTCGCAAATAAATAGCGCAGCGAGGTGCCGAACACACTTGTCGGCATTCACTACTTGTGTGGCCTCGCGTCCAGCGCCGACGTCGAGGCGCAGAAGATCGCCGACTGGTAGTATCGCTGACTACAACGGTCTCATAATCTCTGCCGGCTCTTTGTGCTCGTTGGTCCAGGCGATGACTGCCTCACAATGGCGGCAGCGGAGTTCTTTGCCGCTCGGAATGAGGTGCTTGTGCTGTGCCGTGAACATCTCACCGCATGCCGGGCAGTCGTACTCGTCCCCTCGCTCAACCTCTTCCAAAACGTGATCGCCTATTGTGCCATGTGGCATACCCCTAGATAGACCTGATATATGAATCAACGCTGCGGGTCGCAAACGGACACGGGACGGTATAAGTGGAAAAAATGAGTCTACTCGCGCGCCCCGGCTAACTCTACCCCCGCTCGCTCGCCTCGAAGCGGTCGTCGCTCGCGAACAGCGACGCGATCTCCGCGACGCCGCGGTCAGCGTCCCACCCGTCGCCGCGGTAGTGGCGGACGGGCTGGCGCCACGCCGACCGCTCGTAGTGCGCCCAGAGGCGCGTGCCGCCGTCCGGCGCCGGCGTCAGACGGACGTGGTACTGCCAGACTGCGAGGAACCCCTGCGGTCGATACGCGTAGCTGCCGACCTCCCAGACGCGACGCCCGTCTGCGACGTCGAACTGGATCGACGCGAGGGTGTTTGGCCACACGCGCTCCATCGAGCGGAGCTCCTCGCGGACGGCCTTGGGTGGTGCGTCCACGACGCCGACGTACTCCTCCGGCTGGAGCGGCAGCCCTGTCTTTTCCGGGAGGGCGTCGACGGCAGCCGACACATCGATAGAGGTGTGTCCGTCGACCCGCTCCACGACGTCATCGTACTCGCCGTCGGCAAGGCGGTCAAGGGCGGGCAGCACGAGGCGCCGCGCCCGCCACAGATCGGGCCATCGCCCGAGGTGTCGGCGGGCGGCGACGAACAGCGCGAGCGTGACGAGCGGGACGATGATCGGTCCCCAGAGGTCAGCGGTCGCTAGTGGTTCGGTAGTGATGCGTCTCAGGGTGTTGTAAACTGACTGTATCATTGTTACTGATTGTCGAGGCGCATGAAGATCAAAAGGTATTCAATATTTGACTGACAGAACGGAGGTAGGGACCATTGGTCCCTGCTGGAGACGGGTCGCTCCCTCCCCCATCCTCTGACCTGCCCGTCTCCTGCTCCTGCTGCGTCGTGGGTCAGACGTTGCGTGAGACGGCACTAATCCCAGACCGGATTTCGCCGAAGACATCGCGCGCGGCTTTGCGACTCCCGAGTGTCAGCGACACCTTCCGGGCGTTGCTGTTGATATTCCGCAGTTCCATCGGGCCTTCAAACGGCAGTTGCTCGGTAGGGATCGACGCGACAAGCGACTGGTCGGGATCGGCCTTACGAACAGTCACATCAGCCTCTTCAAGCGGCGCAGCCACCTCGCGGACGACCGCGAGCGCCACCTGTTGGCACTCACGGTTGCTCGTTGCATCAGGGACTGACTCGCGCAGCGTATCGGGATCGTCGACGGCGGGCTGAGTGTACCGCCCCTCGAAGCGCGCCTCGTAGTCGATGGCGTACTCCGTATCGGGTGACATCGATCCGCCTTCGAGAATCTCGATGGTTCCATCTGAGTTGTCGAGCAGGTAGTCGATGTTGTGCTCGTATTGCGTCGAGCGGTCACCGACATCGTAGACGGTCTCGGACCCCGTGTCGACCGGCGACTCCTCGAGGCCTACATTAAGTCCGGGCTCGTTCGTGACAAACGTCTCACCCTCTACGTCGTAGCTTTTCCCCTCTGCGATCACGCGCTGGTACGAACCTTCGATGGTTCGCGCACCCTCGAACGAGACCAGATCGGGCTCGATATCGGCGACGCGCTGGCCGGGCTGCGTCCATTCGATACGGTACTCCGCATCGGCGCCCGGCGCCGCACGCCGGAGCTCCCAGATGAAGTCGCCGGCGTCGGCGATCCGATTCAAGACCTCTTCAGCCGTCCCGCGATGAACGAAGTCGAGCAGGACAGGCGTGTTGACGAGGTCACCAAACAGGTCGACGAAGTCCAGCCGCTGCGGCTCGTCGCCGAACTGTCCGGACTGCGACCCTGAGTCCTCGCGACCCAAGCGAACACGCGCTTGGAGAATCTGGCCCGGCGAGGCGAACGACGTCTCGAAGCTCGTCGCGTTCGTGGCTGTCTGCCACGAGGCAGTCGTGTCATTCCGCAGCGCGAGCTGCTCCGGACCGGTGTCGCTGTCCACCTCGACATCGATGCGTCCGGCAACGACTTGCTCGACGGACCCCACGGGCGAAAACACGACCTCGGATGACGCCGGGCGCTGCTGCCAGCCCGTGACGACGCCGTTGACTGGCGTTGTATCGTCCAGGTCGTAGCTGAAGCGAGCATCGCGGACGTGAACAAAGTCGAGATAGACATCGGCACCGGACGACAACAGCTGCCCTACCTCGACCGCGTACGTCCCAGGCGTGAGGTCACCGACCCCGTCGTTGAGTGTCACGTCAAAGGTTGCGAGCTCGAACTGGCCACCGGTCTGGTTGAGGCCGCCCTCACCGAACGACTCGACGAGCGTTTCCGTGCCGTCGGGCTGGGTAAGTGTAAACTCCAGTCCCGGTCCCGGATCCGACGGGACTCCGTACACGATCCGCACTCGTGCCTCGCCCTCGGGAATAGTGTAGTTGAGGTCGAACTCGAACTCGCGGCCGTCGCCGGAACTAAGATACACGGACTGCCCGCCGGACCACTCGCCGCCCTGCGTCGTGTTGACCGACCCGCTGCCGTCACCGGTCTCCGCCTCGAAGAACCACCCTGTCTTGTAGGCAAACACCTCGTTGTCCTGTACCGTCAGCGGACTCGTATCTGGGAAGGGATCGCCACTGCCTTCGGCGCCGTCGGCAAAGTCGCCGGAGTCGCTCGCCTGGAAGAGTCGGACGTCTTCGCGGGCGCTCGTCTGCGGGTCGTCGACGTTCGCGACCCAACCGAGTTCGTTCTCGATTACTTGCTCGGCGGCGACGTGTGCCTCCTCTTCTGGGAACTCGATCCCGTCGATGTCATCGTTGAGTGTCATGCCACCCTTGGCGACGAGCACGTCGCGCGTCTCGTCGCGCTCGACCGTCCGCAACTCCTCGATTGGCAGCCGCGTGCCGTCCTTCCAGACGCGAGTCGTTGACCCTTCGACGTCGGCGTCCTCCCACGTCGACGAGCGCGGGACTGGGATGCGGACCTGCGGCTTCGCTTTGAGTCGCGGGTTCCACTCTGCCCCCTCAACCACTGTCGGCGAGAGTGGCTCATCGGCGTCGGGGTGGTCGATCTCAACGTACCACCCTCGCGGTGGGACATGCCGGTCGCGAATGCCGTCAAGCGCGGGTGTTACCGCTGTGTCGGTATTGCTATCGGCCTCGGCGTGTTCGGTGAACGGTCGGATTCGATAGCGGTATTCGCGGCCGGGCTGTGCCGTATCATCGATGGCCGATTCGGTGTTAGGGCCGGCATCAAAAACGGCACGTTGCCGGCCCCACGAGCCGTCTGGGAGGGACCGCTCTCGAACGATGAGTTGACCTGCCTCGTTGTCGGCATTATCCGTCCACGCGAGATCGACTGTCGTCTCGTCGATGACTGTCACCGAGAGCGCCGTCGCGCCGGGGAACTGCGTCGTGATCGCGGCTGGAGTGGTCCACGACCCGGTGACGTGTTCAGTCTCCGTCCGAGCGCGGATCTCATACTGCTCGCCGTCCTCGCGGCCAACAAACTCCATCGAGAGTGTGTCGAACGAGCCCACGAACTCACCGAAGCCGGCGGCAGTGGAATCCCACGAGGTCGCCACAGTCTCCCGGATCTGGATGCGGACCGAGCCGTAGTTTGAGACAGCACTCTCGCGGTCGACAGCGACCTCGTCCTCGACGCCGTTGCCGAGCACGGGCTGGTTCTCGTCGGGGAGATCGGTCGTGAATGTGGCGGGCATTATTCGTCGAACACCTCCGTGTCATCAGTGAAGATACTCGCGCGGGTGACGTACGCCTCGCCGTTCTTGAGGTCGGAGAGGGTCTTTTTGACTCGCGAGAGCGGCGGCGCCCATTCCGGGCTGTTGGCGAAGTCTCCATCCCACCCGTTAGGCGATTTGTCTTCCAGAGATGTGTTACTCGGGCCGCCGTCGTAGTCGTACTTTATCAGCAGCCCGGCGGTAGGCGGGGATGCCCCTAACACGTCTAACGCTTCTGCGTCGGACAGTTTTCTGTCGTAGATCCTCACCGTGTCGATTTTGCCCTGAAGCCTCCTTTCGCCGTCGCTCCAAGAGCCTGTCTCAACCGTGCCGATTTGCTCAATATCGTCTAAGTGGTTCTCAGTGTACGTTTTGATCTTCTCTCCGTCGTGGTAGAAGTCGCCGGTGTCGGTCCCGTAGTCGTATGTCCAAACCACCTCGTGAACATCCCCTGACACGAAGTCGCTCGAGGGGAGCGCGCTCTCAGACGGCCCGTTTGTGTGGCTCCATGCGCGGTAACTGCCGCCGCTCGACAGATCCTCTATTTGGAGGAGGTGCTGCCCCGCGCCGACGAGCGATTGCTTAGAGTTAGCCGTCCCGTCTAAAGCAAACCTGACGGCAATGGAGAAACCACCCCGCGCGTTGGATATGTTAGTGTCCGCTTTAGTGTACCCGTTCGTATAGTTGAGCGAGTACTGCGGCGGGAGGTCGCCCCCGTTTTGCGTGTAGGTCGAGATGCCGTCCCACCACATTTCGAGCGCGCCGTCACCCCACCCGCCAACAACGTGGTAGTTCCACAACTCCACCGTCTCCACGTCGACGCCCTGTTTGAGCGGTATGTCCGACTCCGAGTAGGTGGCCTCGTCTGGCCCGTAGCTCTCGAAGTCGACGCTGAACGTCCCAGCCGACCAGTCGAACACGACGAGGAAACGGACCCAGTGGCTGTATCCGCCTTCACCGGTTGCGGGTTCTCGCTGTCCGTTCGCGTCGTCAATGACCCACGCAGGATTATCAGTAGCCACGCCGAGTTCGTAGTCACCGTTGCTGTTTTTGAGCCGGACGCCGCCTCCGTAGCTGTTCTCCGTTTCACGCCAATAGAACTCGAACGCTCTGATCTGTTCGCCGCCGTCGTGATATACACGGCTGGCTCGGGGTTGGCTGTCGGAATCACCGCTCGGCCTCTGAGCGTACGCGCTCCAGTCACCGAAGTACGACTCGTCGTCGACGCGCTGGAAGCCCTTCTGTTCGGTCCACGCGTCGAAGTCGCCCTGCGCCTCGAAGCTGGAAACCGGTCCCGAATACGCGCGGTACCCCGCCTTGTTGTTGGCGTTGTCCTCGAACAGCACGTCCGCGCTGTCAGCGGTCACGCCCGACACGGTGAGTGCTGTCGGCGCCGGGAGGTTCGTCGTCGCCTCGCCCGCGGCCCGCTCGCTGTCGATCTCTACGCCCGGCGAGCCGCGCCGATGCTGGATGATTGAGTCGTTGACTTCCACCCGATACCGCTCACCGTCGAGGAGATTCGTGAACGTGTAGGTCTCCATGCCGCTGTCGCGGTTTACCCCGGTGAGCGAGTCACCAGTTGGCCCGAACCACGTTTCGGTGTCTCGCACGTCCGCCTTCGCCGCGACCGACGCGCTCAACGACCACGTCGCCGTAATCTCGCGTCCTGTAGAGGCGTCGAGCGACAGGTTAGATGGGGTGGCGGGTGTCGTATATTCGTGGAGCACGTCGGAGACGACGAATCGGTCGACAGCGTGCTGATCTCCGCCTCCGAGGCCGCCGACGCCGAGGACCCTGACGCGGCTGTCCGCCGACAGCCACGAGTCGGGGATGATCTCGTGGACCTCGACCCAGCCCTGCTCGTTGTACGAATGGTCCAACCGTTCTACAGTATTCCACGAAGACCCGTCGTACCACTGGATCTCGGTGTACTCAGACGCGTTGTCCATCGAGCCGGTGGCGAGCGCGCACCGTACGAGTACGCTCGTCTCCCCGGTCAGGTCGCCGAGGCTCTTTTCGACGAAACCCTCCGCGTCGAAGGTCGCAAAATAGGAACCGCTGTCGGGTCCGTTGATTCCCGTGTCTGCGGCGTTAGGGTGCGACGCGTCCCCCGTCGCAACGACCCCGGTTGTACTATCCCACGCCGACAGGTCGCCGCTCTCGAAGTCGTCTGCGAAGTAGACGTTCCCCTCGTTGCCGTAATCAGCGTACACGAAGCCCGAGTCGAGCCCCGAGGAGACGTGTTCGTGGCGTAGACGGAATTGGTATCGAGCATCCCGCTCGAACCACGCTGCGTCGCCAACGGACACGGTCAGAGACCGCTGAGCACCCTTCGAGACCGCGCCGGTGCTAATCGCATCGGTGTACTGCCATGAGCCGTAGCCTGACCCGCTGTCCTTCCTGTAGAAAACGGCAGTCTTGTCTGCGACGTCGCTATTATCTGTGTATTCGATGACAAGGGTGTCGCCGTCCGGGCGGTTGATACTCGGGTCGTGCGGCGAGAGGGGTCGCGTGCGAACCGGATCAGTGTACGTCCAGTCGGACGGCCCGGCGTCGTTGACGGCCCGAACTCGAAACTCAAACTTCGAGTCGATCCCAATCTGCTCGCCGTAGCCACTGTCCGAGCTCGGACCGTAGCTGTACGTCCCAGCAGTGGACGTCGACGACGGACCGCCGGCGGGCGTCTGCCACGATCCTTCATCGCGCCGCATCTCTACCTCGAAGTTATCGGGGTCGCCCGCCGACGCGTCCTCGGATATGCTCACGTCGATCTGGTCGTCGGCGACGTACGCGGCCGACGCGCCCGGCGCGACCGGCGCCACCTCGTAGGTGATGGTGACGAGCCCACCCTGCGAGTAGGAGCGGGAGGAGGTGCCGCGCTCGTTCGCAGTGACGGTATCGAGACCGTCATCGTAGTTCGAGCCGCCCCCGCCGCCGTCCGATTCGTTTGTCCCTGTGCTGGTGACGTTCGAGCTCCCCGCGCCGCCGCCGTACCAGCCGGCGCCGCCGCCGCCGGCGCCTATGTCGTTAGATTCACCGGGGTGGTCGCCGCCGGAACCGAATTCGCCGTCGTTACCGGCTGAACTGTCTGTCCCGCCCGCGCCGCCTGATGACTGCGTGCCGCCCTCCCCGGCGTCGCTTCCGTACTGGCCGTCTTCGCCAGTATCTGCGCCGCCGTCGCCGCCGAGAAAGTCGTCGTACGGGTAGAACTCATCAAGTTCTCCGTATATGCCGCCTCCGCCGCCGCCTGCCGCGACGGCGATACGGTCACTGAGCGCGGTGCCGCCCCTGCGAATGTCGATAGAGTCGCCGCCGTTCTGCCCGTCGCTCGCGCCGCCCGGGCTGCTGCGTATATACAGCGTTTCGCCGGGCGAGACAGATAGATCTCCCGCTACGCGCCCGCCGTCTCCGGACTCGAAGATCTGTTGATTAGAGTTGTTTATTACCTGGCCCTTTGTGCCCTCGAGCTCGACTGTAATGGTATCGACACCGATCGGCACAACGAAGTCCTCACCAGGAGTGAACGTCTCAGTGACCATCAGCGGCGCACCTCCTCACGCGCGACAAGGCCCTGTTCGACGCCCGGGTCGATCACCGTCGTCGCCGCAATCGGGTCGAGCAGCGCCTCCAAGTCCGCAGGCATCTCGCCGTCACTCGTCTCCGTGATGAACAGCGCGTCGCGGCCGCGGTCAAGTTGGACGTCGGCCGCGTAGATGTCACCCGCCTGGTCGCCGGCGACCGCCTCGAACTCGATCCGCACGGCAACGCGTGACTGTCCAATCCTCACGAGGTCAACGTCCAGCGGAGTCCAGTCCGTCGCGATGTCGCCGTCAGCGTACGAGGGCAGGCCGACCACGCTCCACGAGTCACTGGTGGCGTCGTACGTCTCGGCCTGGAGACTGGCTGTCGAGTCTGTAATGTCGGGCTCGTCGATGGTGACTCGTAAGAGGCCATTCTCGATGACGACAGCACCGTCGAAGTCGTGGCTGGTAGCGAACACGCATCCCCAAGACATGATGTCGTCGGCGTCACGAATCGAGTCGTTCCCGTACGTGTCCCACACGCCGGGGTCGACGTCGCCCTGGAGCTCGTAGGCGAGGTCGTAGAGGTAGGTCGGTTCGTCGATTGTCTCGGCTGTCGCGTCGAACAGGTCGACAGCGCCATGTTCTGCCTCGACCGTCGCGACGGGCGTGGGTCGATCTCGCTGCGTCGGCTGTGAGGTCGAGTCGACGATACGGACGCGCCGGGCGTCGGCCGGGATGCCAACGAGGCCAGTGAGGTCGTTGCCGAACGGACTGCCGGGGGTGGGCTGGTTTGGAGCTGTCTCAACAGAAATCTCGTGTTTCTTCCGCGTTCCAGCCCGCTCCAACGTGAGCGTCAGGGACTCAGTGGCGTCAATTACAGCTAGATCAGATCCAGCCGGGTCGGCCATGATCGGGTTGCGACTCGTCGAGCTCGCAATGTAATAGCCGTCGAACCCGGCGTGGGTACACTCTCCGAACGGGAGAGCGTCGATAGCTGGGTTGTTCCCGAGCTGTTCAAGCGCGTTCGCGTACCAGGTGGCACGCCGATCGCTGTCAAACCGGACGTCAATATCAAACGAACGGGAGCTGACTCCGTTGGATTTGACGAACGTGCCTGCGTTCAGAACGGATGTGGTCGCTGTCTCGTGCCCACCAGACCGGGGAGCGATCTCGGTCCTTCTATCCGGAAGGTCGATTGTGTAGAGGTTCATTAGCGGCTTTGCTTGCCAGCGTCGGCAATCTTGGTGTCCACGATATCCTCGATGAACTGTTCGAAGCCGCGCTGGTCAGTGTCAAGTCGCGCGTCGAGTCGTAACCCGTCGAGCACCTCTCGAAGTGCCGTTTTGAACTCTTCGGGCGTCATCCCGGCGCTGCCGACGCTGGGGCTCGGTGAGCCACTCGCGCCATCGACGAGGTCAGCCGACGGCGTCGACCAGCCACCGCCTCCGGCAAAGCGCTGCATAAGTATCTTGAACTCACGCTCGGAGACGCCGAGTGAATCCGCGGTCGCACCCCCGTTAGAAGCAACGGCGTCAAACAGTTCTTTGTTTATTTCTGTTGGTACGTCTTCGATCTTATCCGGGTCAGAGACGTACCCGTCGACTCCCTCTTTGAGTGCCGACCGAATTTCGGGCGTCATCTCGCCTTTGATCGGTCCACTCGAACCGGGTGTGACGGACGGAGTCGCGTTCGCTTCGAACTCTTCTTTCCAGTTCGAGCCGGCTTCTGCGCCTGATTTGCCAACCTTCTCTGGTTCCGGGATGACATCTTCGGCTTCTGGGGCGATGTCGTTCTCCCCGATGCCCGGAATGTTGGCGATCTGATCGCGGAGCCACGATATTTTGTCGCCGATGAACCCGAAGACAGAGTCCACGACGCTCTGTACACCGAACAGGTCTTCTCTCCAAGCGAGATACAGCTGGCCGACCGGCCCGAGCAACGCGAGCATCCAGCTCGGGGCGCTCGTAAACCAGCGTTTTACCTGCTGGAACGCCGCCTGAGTGGTGTCCTTGATGCCGAGAACGTTGTTGTTCCACGCGTACCACAGCCCGGCGGCGGCGCCGACAAGTGCGCCGATGGCTGCGATGATCGCCCAGATCGGGACGGTAACCGGCCCGAGTGCGACCTGTGTCGCGATGCCGGCGGTCGAGACCGCGCCGAGTGATGGGACGAGCGACGTGAGGCTGACGCCGGCGAGGGTGGCGTACGCGCTGGACAGCGCAGACGCCGACGTCACAAGCGTTCCGAGCGCCCAGATGACCGGTCCAAGCGCGACCCCAAGGGCGCCGGCCGCGATGACCGCCTTCTGCTGTCGCTGGGACAGCCCACTGAACCGGTTCGCGAGCGTCCCGATGTAACCAGCAAGCGTCGAGACCATCGGCATCAGATCGGCGCCGATCGTGACCGCGGCGTCGTTCAGTTGCGACTTCGTCTTCTGGAGTTCGACGTTGAGCGTGTCCCGCTGGGTGCCAGCCATCGATTTCGTGGCGCCCTCGGCGTTCTCGATCTGCTTGGTGAACTCTTCAAGCGAGCCACCTCCCTGTTCCATCAGGGCCGCCATCGCCGGGGCCGCTTCCATCCCGAAGATCTTCGCCGCTTCACCCGCTTCGACGCCCGCCTCTTCCATGTTCTGGAGCAGCTGGGACATCGACACGATTTCGCCCTGTGCGTTCCGTGTCGTGACCCCCATCTGTTCGAGTTGTTTGGAGGCGGTACTCGTCTCGTCGGAGAGCTGGGACATCACGTTCCGGAGCGCTGTCCCAGCACGCTCGCCTTGGACGCCAGCGTTGGAGATCGCGCCGATCGCGGCGGCAGTCTCGTCGAGGTCCATCCCGAGAGAGGCAGCGACCGGGCCGACCTGGCTCATCGCCGTCGACATCTGCTGCATCGTCGTGTTCGAGCTAGCGACGGTCTTCGCGAGCGTGTCTGTGATCTCCCCCGTCTCGGAGGCTTCGCGCCCGTACGCCTTCATCGTCGTCGTCAGCACCGACGTTGCCTGTTCGAGGCTCATCTGTCCCGCAGTCGCGAAGTCCGCTGCCTCAGGGAGCGCCTCCATCGATTCGGCGGCGTCAAGTCCGGCAGAGGAGAGGAAGTACAGCGCCCTCGCGCTCTGTTCGTGAGAGTGCTCGGTGGCGGTCGCGACCTCACGGGCTGTCTGCCGGAGGTCCTCCTCCATCGTGTCGGAGACGTCACCCATCACCGACATGCTCTCCGCCATCGCCTTGTCGAACGAGGCGGCCTGACGGACAGCCACCCCGCCCATCGCCGCGAGCGGGGCAGAGATACCCATCGTCATCGTCCGCCCAGCGGACTGCATCTTCTCGCCAGTGGCCTGAGCCCGATCCGAGAGCGAGCCGAGCTGCTGGTCGGCGTCGCTGACGGCTTTCTCAACGCCCGAGGCGTCGGCGGTGATAATGCCGCGGAGGGTATCAGCGACGGCCACGCTGACACCTCCGCCGGCGAGGACGTCTCATTAGTCTGTTGGCCGGGCGATAAACGCCGCCGGGATTGCAAGTAGAGTCAGCACCCCGATCCCCCACACTGCGTACGCGAGTAGGGGAATGCCGCTCAGGAGCAGCAGTAGCGCCCCGATCCAGATCGAACACGGCGCACCGAGCAGCCCGAGCCCGACAAGCGGTTTCCACGGTGCGAACCCGCACTCGGGACACGTGCGGGTGTCTGTTGGTATCGATTCGCCGCACTCGCCGCAGGGTTCGTGGTCCATAGTTGATAGTTCGCATGAGTGTGATAAGGTGGTTGGGCCAAGGCTCAGCCGTTCAGCAACTGCTGCCCTCGCTCATCGAGTGTCTGGCCGGGGTTCTCACGACGGTCCTTGAGCCGGGCGAGCCAGAACTCCTGCTCCCAGCCCGGCATCTCGTAGAACTCTCGCGGCCCGATGTCCCAGAGAACTTTCAGTTCGTCGAGGCGCCGTCCCCAACCATGTTCTGCAACACGGCGCGCCTCTCTTCCAGCTTTTCCCGATCCCCTTCGGTCAAAAAATCCTCGAACAGCTCCCGGACCGTGTCATCGCCTTGGAAGATTGTCGTCCAGATGCCCGGGTCCCGGAACGAGTCGTCGACAGCGAAACACGAGAGGGCCTTCCGAATCGTCTCCGTCCCCTCCATCGCGTCGCCGTGGAGCTGTTCGAGCTCCTCGCCGGTGACTCCGTTGTTGCCAGCGCTGCCGATAACCTGGAGCGCCTGTCGCTGTGCCTCCTCGAACGCCGCGATGTGTTCGCTGCCGCGTTCGAGCCGGTCAGCGAGTTCGGGGCGGTTCTCGGCGATCGCCGAGAGGTCGGCCCCGGTCGCGTCGACAGGTCGATAGAACTCGATCTCCGTCGCGTGGCGCTCGATGGCGACCGTGTCGAGGACGCGCTGCTCGAACAGCTCCGCAGCCGCGCCGTACACCTCGACGGTCTCCTGAAGGCGCTCCTGCTGCGCCTTCTCGCGCTCGTCGACGTACTCCCGGGCCGCGTCAGCGTTCTCGAAGCGGTCGAAGTGATCCGTCGTGTCACCCGATGCTGCGCCAGACATGGTCACTGAGTCGAGAACTCGTGTTTGATCTCACCCATCACACGCAGCGTGATAGTGGCGTTCGCGGGGTCGCCGCTCGCGAAGCTCTCCTCCGTCTCCTCGACGCGGACCCGTGCCATCTCTCGCTGGATGACCTCCTCGCCGTCGGCGTCCTCGCGGTCTTTGAAGACGTAGAGGCGGACGGCATCGTGGACATCGTTGAAGATCCGCTTCTTCGAGGTGTCGTCGACCACACCGAGCTCTTCGAGGTCGGTTTCGGCGTCGTGGTCAAGCGGGACCTCGACCGTGTAGTCGACGTGTTCGGTTCCAGATTCGCGGTGGCGAGAGGCGTTCGGCTCGGACTCCCACTGGTTCGTGTTCGGGGTGATCGAGATCTCGCCCGCCGTTCGGGTGAGGAACGTTTCCGTCTCTTCAGTCGCTCCAGGGCTCTCGACGAGCGAGACGTCGGTCCAAGCCCCGGAGAGCGTTTCAGTTGCGTCGTAGTTGCTTGGTGCGGACATGAGTGCGTAGTGTTCTGTTGAATCGGGTTGGTTGGCGAGCTATGCTTGCGGACCGTCGTCACCGACGACCGTCCGCGTGACGCTCCAGCGCCCGGGGAGCGACCACTGGGCGCCCTCATCGGCCTCGATCATGTCTGACCCGCCGATAGAGCCGTTCGGCTGTACGTACGGCACGCTGAACGCGATGTTCGCACGGGCCCCTACGTGGCTTAGCAGGTGATCCATGTACGACTCCGACAGCCCGAGCGCCTCGTCCTGGTCGACGGCCTGCCGCCAACCGAGGCGGGCGTTGACCGTCGCCTGGACGATGAACGTCGCGCTCGTCGACGAGGAGTTCGACGTCCCGTCCCCGCCCCGCATCAGCCCGATGCCGATGCCGACCGGGTAGTCAGTGTCTTGGATCGTCTGCTGGGAGTACACCTGCGAGACTGGGTTATCGGGACCGTTGACGTCGTCGAGGTCGGTCGTGTCCAGCGCATCGAGCAGAGGCTGGTAGCTCCGCAAATCCCTGAGGATCGCGTTTCGGAGCTGGCCGCTCCCGAGATTTCGTGTCATGAGACCCTCCGGACGGCGTTGTTCCACGCCTTCGTGCCCTCATCTTCGAGGGCGCCGCGGTGTTCTTCGATCGCCGGCGCGACGTGCGGCTTCCCCGTGTCGAGGAATTCTTGAAACGGCGCGTACTCGACGTCGGACTCGACGATACCCTCGATCACCAGCCCGAAGGCCGCCTCCATCGCCTCACGGACCTCAGTCTCGTAGGACGCGCGCAACTGACCCGTGTCGACGTTGACGAGCCGCTGGACGGTCTGGAGGACATCGCCCATCAGCCGGTCGATGGCGTCTTCGAGCTCCTCACCGAGCGCTGCGATGAACTCGTCGAGCGTCTCTTGCATCACCGGCGGGTCCGAACCGCGGACCCAGCGGAAGTCGGTGTCCATCAGTTATCCTCCGAGTCGACCTTTTCGACCTCGATGACGACGTGACTCGGGCGCTCTGGCCCTTCGTAGTGGACGTCGACGTCGGTCACGGCGAACTGTCCCGCGAGGCCAGCGATCGTCAGCCGCCAGTCGTCGCCTTCGTCGACGGCGACCTGGTACTCGTAGTCGGCGGGCTCGCCGTCAGGCGCGGTGTCGACCATCTCCCCGGCGGCACGCGGCGGGAGGAAGACGCGCGGCGTCGAGTAGACTCGGCCTCCCTGATCCTCCCGGACGTACCCTTGGCCGGCGGGCTCGAACCGCCCGGGCTCGCCGTCGACGACGGTGGCCCACTCCTCGACAGGAATGGTGCCGCCGGCGCCGTCGTCGACAGTCTCGCCAGTCTCCTGGTAGTGCTCGACCGTGACGAGATGGGTGAGCGTGCCGCGCATGGATCAGCTCTCCGTGGTGTCGTCGGCCCCGTCGATAGCGTACGCGTCGATGATCGCCTCCATCTCACTGTTCCCATCGACGCCGTTGACGTCGCCGGCGGCGGCAAGCTGCTGGAGCGTCGAGTACCGCATCGTCCCGAGCTCGTCACGCGGGAGGCGGCCGTCCTCGTCGAGGCGCTCCAGGTGTCGGCCGAGGCCGTCGACGGCGCCGGCCGGCGGATCGATCCACAGCTCACCCGCGTCGCGGAGTTCGCCGCCACCGTAGCGGCAGGTCCGCGTCACGCGGTAGATGCTGGGTCGCTCGGTCATGATCAGTGGCCTCCGGAAGTGTCGGGGACGTGGATGGACGCCGTCGGCTTCGCGGCGTTCGCGAGCGTTCCGGACTTGTCCATCGAGATCGCCTTCTGCCCGAGCGTCGTGGACCGTAGTGCCTCGCCGAAGTCACCGGCGTAGGTCTTCGCCTCACGGTCGGTACTCTCGCGGGTCGTCTGTCGGAGGTCGTCGATGCCCGACGAGAGGATGTTGTGGCCGGCGAGGTACCGCTCTATCAGCCCGAGTCGATCCTCGGACTGCCCTGTGTCGGCGAGATCCTCGGTGACGACGAGGTGCGCCGGGTCGAGCCCGACTGTCTCGATCTGGGAGTTCGCCAGCTGGGCGGTCGGGAAGTCTGTCCGCTCCAGTTCGGCGCGGACGTCACCGACGCTGCTCCGGTAGTCCGGCATGACCTACCCCCTCAGCGACCTGATGCGCTGTTTGAGGGCGTCGGTGGCCGTCTCCCGGTTCTTGCCCTCCTCCTCGGCATCTTTGATCGCTTCGAGGAGATCGACGTCGTCGACGTCATCGATCCGGTCGCGGAGCTCGTCGACGGTGAGGTCCGACGGGTCCGGATCGACCACGATCTCGTCGTCACTGTCGGTGGTGTCGGCCCCCTCTTTGGCTGTAGACGCGTCAGGATCGTCGACGCGAGTCAGGGAGTTGGGGTGCTTCTCCAGCGCCGACAGCGCGACCTCCAGCTCGTCGCCGCGCGTGTAGTGCTCGCGCTCGTGGAAGTAGTCGCCACGATCGACGCGAACACGGATGGTGTCGTCACTCATGAGGTTCAGGCGTCGATCCCAGTCATCCGCGCGATGCCGCGGATGTTGTCCGGCTGGCGGCGGACGAACGGCGTCCGGCTGGAGATCAGCCGAGCGTTCAGCGCCGCGCCACCGTCAGACTCCCAGGTCGTGTTGGTCACGCCCTGCGCATTGACGATCTGGAAGTAGCGCGGGTCGTTCAGCATCAGGATCAGCGAGTCGCTGTCCAGCCGCGGCGCCGGCACGACGTTGAGGTAGTCGTACTTCCGCTCGATGCGCTCGGAGACCGGCTCGTCGGTCGCGCTGGTCTCGTAGTCCTCGCGGTCGTACTCGCCCCACATCGCGCGCGGGACAAGCACCCAGCCACCCACCTCGGAGACGAGCGGGACGTCGTCCTCGTCCTCGACGTCGGTCTGGTTCTCGACGGCGTCGTGGAGGGTCTTGAAGTCCTCCAGGATGTTGTTCGGGTCGGCGACCCAGCCGCTGGAGCCGGATGCCTGGACGATCTGGTCGATGTCGCTGTCGAGGCCCTTGACAGAGATGAGCCCGCGCTCAGTCTCGACGTTGCCACCCCAGCCGTCCCAGAGCATGTTCGACTCCGAGCGGTTGAGGGCGCGGCGGGCTTCGGTCCCGACGCTGTCGTCGAAGTCCTCACCGAACGCCTGGGCGTTCTGGTACTCCCGGGCGTCGATCTGGTACTGGACCTGATGAAGCGGCAGCGGCACACCGTCCAGTCCGAATCCGGTCATCTCCTGCTCGGACTGGGTCCGCATGTTCATCCCCGTCTCGGCTTCGAGCCGGGTGTTGCTCATCGGGTTGAAGTAGGCGTACCGCGACAGCGACGAGGACACGCCGAAGCCGGCGCCGATGAGCTGATCGACGAGGGTCGACTCCACGAACTGGCCGTCGAGGACCATATCAGTGATCTGGTCCCACGAGTCGACGACGAGCGTCGAGTCCGCGGTCAGCTCTTGGAGGTCACTCTTGTCGCTGGTCGACGTGACGCCGGTCGCCTCGTCGAGCTTCTTCCAGGTGTCCGGATCGAAGACGGAGTTCGCGCGCAGCTGCGCGAGCGCCTGCTTCCGGACGTCGGGTCGCGGGTTGAACAGCGCGGCCTGTGCGGTCAGCGGGATGGACGACTCGAACTCCTTGGGCCCTGAAACCGAGGGCTCAGAAACGTTAGTGCTCATGTTCAGTAGAATTCGACGACGAGGAGGTCGTCCTCGTCAGTGCGTTCGATCAGCTCGATGCCACGGCCGACGGGCGTGGTCGGGTCCGTCCCGGCGCCGTCGATGTCGTCGGTGATCAGGCCGTCCGCGTCGAAGCCGACTTCCGTGTCGGTCGGGTCGGCGGTCGCGTTCGGAGAGACGCGAAGCCGGGCGCGGTCGTAGCGGTGGAAGCCCACCGTCTCGACGTTGTCGCCGGCGTTGTAGCTCTGGTCGAGCGCGCTGGTGCCGGTGTCGCTGACAGTCATCCCGCCCCGCGGCGGGTTCCGCTGCTCGCGGACGATCCGCTTGGTGTCCTCGTCGGCGCCGGCCTGTCGGACGTGCCAGTCGCCGTCGGCGTCCTTGTAGACGACGGCTCCGGTGCCGGGGTCGAGGGCCGAGTCGGCCTCGCCTTCGAGGTAGCTGTTGTCGTTGTGTACCTGCGCCGGGACGCTCTGGTGTTCTGGGATCATCAGTTGTCCTCCTTGACGCCAGTCCCGTACTCGTCGACGGCCGAGTCAGACCCCGCGGTCAGCGACGCCGCGGCGCCGGTGTTCCCCGGCAGGTTCGCCGCGGCCTCGCCGCGGACGCGCTTGAACTCCTTCTCGACCAGCGTGTCCGCCGAGGCCATGAGGTCCTCGCGGTCCTCCTCCTCGTAGTCGTCGCTCTTCGCGACGATCTCGTCGACCTTCTCCGCCTTCTCGTTCTTCGCCGTGGCCTGGTCGACCAGCTCATCGGCGTCGTCCTCGGTGACGAAACCCTGCTCTCGCAGCGCGTCACCGAGCTCGTCGACAGTCATGTCGCCGAGCGTCTGTCCATCCCCGCCGGCGTCGCCGTCGGGGCCGTCCGATCCGTCGTTCGTACCGCCGTTGGTGTCTCCCATGTCTGAGGTCGTGTCCGCACCATCGCCGGATTCCGCCGGCTCGTCGTCATCCGCTTCGCCTGCCGTCACCTCGCTCGTCTCATCGATCACGCCGTCCGGCGCGACCGCCACGAACGCGGAGTCGAGGTAGTACCCGCCGTCGCTCCGCGGAATAGGCTCGGAGACGTCGCCGTCCGCGTGATACCGCAAGAGCGCGAACAGCGTCTGGTCCTCTTCGATCGACTCGTCGAGGCTGATTCGCGAGCCCGTCGGGTACTCCCCCGGCTCGTACGGTTCGCTCATCCCGATCTCGGGACCAAGCCCGTCGCCGACGTCGGGGTACTCCTCGCCTGGCGGGTGGATGGAGATCATCCACGGGGCGTCATCGAAGCTCGCGTCCTCGACGTCGACCGACTCGCCGTCGGTGGTCTGGTCAGCGAAGAAGACACCCCCGCGTCGGTCGCGGGAGTCGATAATGCCGAAGTGTTCGGCTAGCCGCTTGATGAGCCCACGCGTGTCCTCGTCTTCCTCGACGTCGGCGGCAGTGAGTTCTGAGCCGATGTCTGCCGTCTCGGTCCACGAGGCGAGGGCCTGGTTTGGCCCCCACGTGGCGGTGTTGCTGGGTGAGTCTCCCTTCGAGACCACCGAGAGGTCGCCGAAGGTGATGTTGACAGCCTTCAGGTCCGCCTCCGCGCCGTCGTAGGACTCGGTGTCGAAGAACGGGTGGACGGAGACCTCGTAGCTGCCGCCCTGGACGCCGCTGGCGATCGTCTCGTCGTGCGTGACCGCCTCGTAGCCGACGCCCTCGTGGTCGTCTACCCACCCGGCCTTGTCGACCTTGCCGAACGTCTCGTCGACATCCGGCGGGTACTTCGGCCGACCTTGGTCGTCCTCGGGGTGGTCTTTTGTGAGCGGTTCGCCCGCCTGCGACTCCGCGGCGGCTTGGAGCTCCTCGTCAGTAAAGAGAACCCGCTGGCCGTCTCGCGTGTGGAGGATGTCGCCGGCGGCGACGGCGATCCCGCCGAAGCGCCACGGCGGACCATCCTCGTCGCCGTCTGCTGCTGCGGTGAGTCGGTAGGAACGCGCCGACACCCGCAGGTCTTGGTTGTGGTTGTTCATGTCATGTTGAAGAGGTCAGTCGCCCAGGTCCTCGCCCCTCACGCTGGTGCGTGGATTCGAACGGGGGTCATCGGCCGGGCGCCGCTACAGTTGCTGCACGTCGGTCACCCGCCAGTCACACCGGCAGTGCCCGTGGACCGGGATCGGGTTCTGGTTTTGCGCCTCCTCAAGCGTCCACGACTGCGCCGAGAGCGCAAGGCAGCGCTCGCACACCCGGTCGTCGCCGGCGTCCTCGTAGGAGACGTCGACGTCGAGTTGGACGTCGGCCCGGACGCGGTCGTAGGCCGTCAGCTTCGTCGTCGAGTACTGGTTGACGACCCGGCCGCTGGCGGTCGAGGTGACCTGTGACTTGTAGACCTGAGCGCGCTCGGTGACGTCGGTTATCAGCTGCGTCTTCGAGACCTCGCCGGCGACGCCAGCCGTCACGAGCGAGCGCGCATCACTGGCGTAGTCGTCCATCCACGACGCGACCCGCTGGCGTGTGTCCTCCTGCGAGAGGTCGATCTGCGTCTGGATGGTATCCTGCTCGACGACGTCGTCGACGGGGTTGGGGTCGACGTCGAACCCCCGGAGCTCGCCGTTCGCCTTTCGGACCGCCGTTCGACTGGCATGCTCGAACCAGTCGCGGACCTTCCGCGCCTCGATTGGGTCGAGGACCTCCGTCTGGATCGCCTGCTGGATCCAGCTGTCGAAGCGCCGGGCCGTCTCCGCCGACGAGAGGTCTGCCCAGCGCCCGCCGACGCCGTCGCCCAGTCCGAGGGCATCCTCTTCGACGAGTAGCTTCCGGACGTCAGCGTTCAGATGGCCGATCCGGCCACGGAGGAATCGGGCGAGGGACCGCTGGATAGAGATGGTACTCGTGGGGTCGACACGATTGGGCTCTTCGAGGGCGTAGTCCGCGGCTGTCACTTGGTGGCCGTGGGTATGTGCCCGGGCACTACTCATCGTCCACCTCGCCGCCGTCGGCGACGGCCTCCTCGCCGGTGCCGTACTTCGCGGTCATCTCCTCGACGTCGCGAGCGCCGTCGGCCGCCGCAGATGCCTCCTCAAGGGCGGCCGCGTCATCAGGCGCCTCGTCGAACTCGCTCGGGAGGATGCCGTCCTCGATGTACTCGGCCTGTTGCTGGCGGGTGAGCATCGCCTCCGGCATCCCGCCGGTCCACTTTTTGAGGGCCTGCGCCCGCGTGTGCTGGATCTCCGCCTGGTCCTTCTGACTCAGCTCGTGTAGCGGCGTCCACTCCACGGAGTACGATCCGGCGCCGTTCGACGGCGGCGAGACGACGCTGTACTCGATGAGCCGGTCGATCAGCTCACGCACGATCGTCGGCGTCACGAACTGCTCGCGACGCTCTTGGATCTTCCCGTACCACTCCTTGAGGTCCTGCGTGGTCGCCCGTTCGCCGGTCTCGTTCCCTTTCAGAACCGACTGCGGGATCCCCGTCTGGGCGCTGATGGCCTCGACGTTCGGGTCGATCACCGGCTGCGGGTCGATGTCCTCGCCGCCGAGCGACTTGACGTCATCGGCACCGTGCGTCCGGAGGACGTTTTCGAGCCCGGACTGCCAGCGGGCGAGGTGCTCCCGCATCTTTTCGCCATTATCCTCGACGTCGAACTCCGGCGCGATGTTGATGTTGATCCCCCACGCCGACGCCCGGTAGGCAAGTTCGCCGGCGCTCCCGAGCGTCTTTTCGATGTCGACGAGGTTGTTGTAGACGGGTTGCTGGCGCGGGATGCCACGGACCTCGTCGTCGAGAAGCTGATCCGAGTGGATGTGGATGACGCGCGAGTGATGGACCCACATCGAATCGGGGCCGCCCTCGTCGATGGCGAACTCCTCGTCGTTCTCGTCGCTGAGGTCGAGCTCGTAGCGGATGGGTTCGCCCCACCGCCCCGAACCGGGGCCGCCAAGCTTGACCTCCTCAATGGATTCTCGGGAGTACGGGCGGAGGCCCTGAAGACCAGTCGCGCCATTGACCTCGGCGCCGAAGCCTTCTTTCGGATCGCCATCGCCGACATCGTCCTGCTCGACGTCGTCGAACTCCAAGACGAGGACTCCGAACGTCCCGATGCCGGCGAGCATGTCCGCCCGACTCGCGTAGCTCCACAGGTCGTGGTCCCGGAGGAGGTCGTCGACGTCGCTCTCGAACGCAGTCTCGTTCTCGCCAGCCTCGGCGTCGTCGACGATCCGTGGCGGGTCACGCCACGACGTCATCGACGGAAGGAAGGTCACTGCGTAGGCATACGGGTTCCGCAGCGCCATCGCGTAGTAGTCCGTCGCCGTCGGATTCGGATCCCAGTCGAAGACGTCGTAGTAGTCGTTGACCCCCTCGGCGTCGATGTTCTCGCCGAACTGGTTTTGGAGCGCCTCCCGCATCGCCATGTCGACCTGCGCTGCGGCGAGCAGCTCGTCCTCTCGGGCCTGCGCCTCAGCCTGAGTGTCGCTCGTCGCCTCAGTACCCCTATCGACGTCGCCGGCGTTGATACTCTCAGTGTTGTCTGTGTCAGTCATGATGATCACCAGGTTCCCGAACCGCCGGCGCCGTCGTCCTCCTCGATATACCGGTCGCCCATGATGGCGTACCGAAGTGCGTCAAGTGCGTGATCTGTCGCCCGGCTCGTCCCGACGTCCTCCTCTTTGTAGCTCTGGAACTCCTTGATCAGCTCCGTACAGTCCTCGAGGACGATGAGCCCTGGACGGCCATCGACGTCAGTGTCAAGAACGCTCCGCATCTCGTCGATACCCTCATCGAGGTCCTTCGTCGCGGCGTGGGCCTCGTAGCCAGCGGCCCGGAATTTCTGGATGTGCTCAGGTTCGTGGTCAGAGTAGAGCTCGCCCGCGGGTTTCTCTTCTCGCAGCATCCACCCCGAACCATCACTCGGATCGATGAGGTGCTCGACTGGCTGCTGACTCTCGTAGTACAGATCGAGAACGACGTACTGGTCCGCCGGCGTCTTGCCGATCTCAAGGAGAACGCGCGGGTCTTTGAACCCGTAGTCGTAGCCGTAGAGCCGCCAGCCGCTCCGAATCTCGACGTCGTCACGGTTGCGAACGTGCGTCGGCCGGGAGAACGTCGAGTAGACGAGGCCCTCCGCAGCGGCAAAGCCGCCGGCGAGGCCTTGATCTTCCTTCTCCGTTCCTTCGAACTGCCTGACGAGTTTCTCCTTCTCGGGGAGGAACGGGTTGTTCCGCGAGTCGGCAACGACGTTGATGAGCCGCGTCGGGAGGTCGTCGTCATCCGGCGTCACCTGACGCTCGACGAAGTCGTAGTACTGGTTGTACCCGTTTCCCGTCGACGTCCAGAGCGTGACGTTCGGTCCATCGCGGGTGCGCTGCCGGGAGAGCAGCATCCGGTTGAGGTCGAAGATGTCGGTGTGTTCGTAGTGAGCGACCTCGTCACACCAGATGGCGTTGAATTCCCCACCGGCGTACCGATTCCAGACGTCGGCGCTTCCAAGGCGGACCACGGAGCCGTTGAACCACGTGATCCGGCGCTCGTTCCGATTGTACTCGGCGACGAACGGCGAGTTCTCGGGATCACCGCCCTCGTCGGGAACAGTGTTCTCTCCAGGGAGTTCCTCGAAGAAGACCTTGTACGTCGTCGGGCCGCCCTTCTTCGAGTCCGGTGCGATGATCAGGTTGTCGGAGCCGGCGACCTCCGTCGCCTTCTCCATGATCCATCGCGAGCCGAGGATCGTCTTCCCCGAGCCGTATCCGCCCCGGAAGTTGACGACGTCGTACTCGCCCGACTCCAGCGCAGCGATGGCGTCGAGTTGGGCATCCCAGAACCCCCAGTCGAGGTCGAGGGTGCCGCCCGTCGTGTCGACCGCGATGCCCTCACTCGTTATCGACATCGGTGTCCTCCTCGGTGACGCGGTGGTGAGTGATCGACACGTCGAACCCGCCGCTGTGTTCGAGGTCGCCTTCGAGTTCGATCTTCTCGGAGTACACGCCAAGCGCGTCGCCCTTCGCTTGGAGGTGCTTCGACTGCTCCTGGCGGGCCATCGCCTGCTGTTTCAGATCGTCGACGTCGCGTTCGAGGCCAACCATCTCCGTCGTGTACGTTGGCGATCCGTCGATCGCGCGGACCGGGTAGCGTTCCCCGGGCCTCACCTGTGTCCGCTGGTCGTCGTCGAACCGGATCACGACGTCGCGCTCTTCGGCCCAGTCAGGGCGGCCGGGGTCGCCCGGTTCGACGAGCTCCCACGCCGGCCACGACATCGGGTTCTCCCGGTCTGCGGGAACAGTATCGGTCTTCGGAACCGTGCGTCGGATGGGCTCGTCATCGGTCGCCTTCGCCTCACTCTCGCGAGCTCGCTTGTACATCCGCTCTTCCCGCTCGGCGATCTGGAGACGGACGTCGGCGTGTTCCGCCTCGATCTGCTCGATGACCGCCTCCTTCGGCTCCTCGTTGAGGTAGCCCCGGATCGTCGATCGTGCGTACGACCCGATCCCCTCCTCTTCGAAGCGGTCCCGGATCTGCTCGACGTCGAGGTTATCGAGATAGTGCCACTTCAGGGCGAGTGTGACACGTCGGTCGCGGGTGGACATGGGTGGGAAAGCGTTCTACAGCGTTCGGAGCGGATTTATACTTTAAGTAGGGGCGAGTGCTGGCGACGTCGACGACGACATCGACGACGATTGTGTGTCACGGCGCCAGACAGATCAGGCAGTTAGGGTCGTCGCACGTCTCGCGGTGAGAGGTCTCCTCTTCGGCGACCGCTTCGATACACGACCAGCACTTGTCGCGATACCAGCAGCGGTTGTCCTTATTCTCGACTGGGTTGCCACATCATTCGCACTCGGCAGGCACCTCACTCGTCGCCGTCGCCAGCGTCATCGCCCGTCGCAGCGTTGTACTTCCGTATCTCTGCGGGTTCGACGCCGACCTGCTTCCCGATCGCAGCGACGGCCAGCCGAGCGAGGTCGCTCGTCGGGATCGCGCCGAGGGCGACTCCCAAGAGCAGGAGTTCGAGGTCAGTCATCACGTTGGTCGTCGCGGCCGTCTTCTGGGGAGAGGTCGATGCTGATCGGGAGGGAGTCGGCAGCGGCCTCCATCAGTTCGCGTTCGATTCCCCAGAGCCGCCCGACTAGCAGGAACACGAGTGCTGTGAAGATGCCATAGTACGGCGGCGCCACCGCTTCGATGCCCTCGAGCGTGAGCGAAAGCGTGATCGCGAGCCACACGAGGACGAGGGCACCAGCGATGATGCTGGCGAGTGGGCGATGTCCGTTAGGCATGATGGACTTCGCGAGGCACTGTGCCTCGTGTTGGGGATCGGCGAGCGGTGGCGTCATGAGACATCCATGAGAGACTGGCAGTCACAGGGCTTCGCAGAGTTGTACGAACACCTGTACTCAGAGCACCGGTTCGGTCGGTACGTTGACGGTCGAAGTAGATATGAGCCGTTCATGATCAGCGGTACTTGCGAAGATTAAGCGGGTCGTCCATCGTGTGCCGCGGTGGGATCTGGCTGTAGTCGTAGCATACGAGTGGTCGAGGAGGGTGCCGGCCTCAAGCAGAGATACGGACGTTGTTTAATTCTTCTTGAGATAAATTTAAATCGGCAGTAAATATGACATATAGTACATGTCAGACTGGAACTGGATAACTGACGAGGGTTCAGTAGGCGAACTTCCAGTTCGTGTCCTCCCCGATCAAACTGCTGAATTCTTGGATTTTGTTGAGGGGGTTATGATTAATTACGAGAACACCACCAGCCAGTCACTAGGTGCGGGTGACAGGTGTATCCTGACAGCCAAAATCGTAGATGTTGATATCAACCAGCAGCCTGTATGGATTACTGTAGAGCCACTAAATGTAGAGTTTCTTCGACGGTCTGAGCCCAGCGATTCTGAGATCGACGATATGATGGTCTACTTAGACGGGGCACGAAAGCGCCGCGAACGGGAGCGCAGAGAAAAACAATGCGAAAATTGCGAGACAATTGACTCTTCTACTCGCCTCTCTGTTGAGACTAAGATTGGTAACCGAGAGCTACACCACTGTGCCAACTGCGAGCGGTTGCTCTCTGTAGATGAATACGAGCGGTGGATGAGCGCAAACCGATAGCGTTTGAGAACCAGTTCTCACAACTTATTCTGAGTTGGGTGTTTGTAATATTATTCAGAGGTAGCTACTTGATCCAGACTCTGTAGAGACTGAACCGCCTGCTGCCGAACATCTGGCGCCGTATCCTCAGCTAAATGCTGAAGTACTTGACTAGATGCCTCACAGTCGAGATTCCCCAACGCGAGAGCAGATGCCTGTCTAACATCAGGGTCTTCATCTTTGGCTGCAGGGGAGATGGCCTTCACATACGCGGTCTGTGAGTCACCAGCTGTACGACCGATGTTTCCGAGGGCAATCACTACGCCTGTCTGGACTATTGAGTCTGAATAATCAACAAACGAGGCTAGCTGTTTTGAGAATGGCTGGAACGCCGGCGAATAGTCACGAGAATACCACTTGATTGTACTTGCGGCAAGCTGACGCTCCAGCTTATTCTCATTGTGTAGTGATTGGATCAGCGTCTCAGCAATTGACGATGCGTCTCTATTGCTTTGTTTGAGGACTTTTCCAGGCGTTCCTTCTGAGACGTGATTGATCAGTTCAAGAGCGCCACATCTAATCTCTGGTTGATATGAGTCGACGTACTGAAGCGTATCAGCGGCCCCCTCTGGAGTTGGAGATGTTTTCAATGACCGTATCTGCCTGAGACATCTATAGTCGAGAATTCCCAGTATAAGTCCCCAAATCGAAGCGACTGTACCAATCAAGAATGTAACAATACCAACTAAACCAACAAGTTCGACATCACTCGAATTAAGCATTAAACAGAACATGCCCGTTATAAAAAACAAAGAGTGTGGACTTCCTAGTGCGGAACTGAGCTTGGAAACGTTGACCTCTCTTTGATTGCTGCCTGACTTGTACATGACAAGTCCAGGAACATAGAACACGGACGGTGATTGATATATGTCATCAATAGCTGCAAACCATTGACGCCTGAAGTGATTTACAACACGACGGTGGATGTTCACTCTTGAACCACCAGCATACTCAATCAGCATTTGACAGACACAATAATTGTGTCGTTTATTTTTACTTAAATTACTGTCAGGCAGGGACCACAGGAATAGGAAGCATTGGGAAGGAACGCCTGCTGTTGGTCAGTAAAATAAGCGGCATTATCGCCTATCTGGAGTGGAAACGGAGGGGTATGTCAGTGTATCTCGTAGGGCGACGCCGGGGATCGAACCCAGCACGGGATGGGTCCGTCTCAGGCTTTGGTTTCGCCTGAGCCCATAGGACCGTCCGTGACCACACCAGTGGCGTCGCAAGGCGACCGGACTTGGCAGTTTAGACCGAGCAAGATACGATCGACGCGAAGCTCCTCACGCTCACGCACAGCATGTCGTGGTAGTACTGCCGGTCGCTCGTGTGGCTCAGCACTCCCTCGGGCGCTGACCTGGCCTTCACAGTGAAAACTGTGAACGCCACGCCGTCGGGAGATGGATCGACTCGGAATCGAACCGAGGCACGCGACGTCTTCAGCGTCGTGCTCTCCCACTGAGCTATCGATCCCGTCGCTTCTCGCGGCGAATCGCCTCGCGAACGTTCCGCAGTTGGCCTTCGGTCCAGCCGTTCGCGAGCGCGGTCTCTCGGTCGATGCCCTGCGGGTAGCCCGTCACGACCTCTCGGCTCTGCGGGTCGAGCACGAGGCGGTAGTGGATGCCGTCGACCCACTGCTCGGTCGCGACGTAGCCGTTGCCGAGTTGGTGGCGAACACCCTCCTCGATACACGCCCGGATGGCCTCGCCGTTGAGGTGGCGGCCGGGTTTCCGGACGCGGTCGCCGAGGTGTGGCGTCGGGCTCCACGCGCTCGGCTCGCGCGGCAGTTCCTGTGCGCTCATGCCGGCACCTCTCGGCGGGCGTCCTCGTCCGGATCGGCGGTGTCGTCGCGGGTAACGGCTCTCCGGATGGCCGCCTCGATCGCGTCGCCGAGGCAGTCGTCGACGTGCTCGTCGTTCTCCCGGGCCTGGAGCGCACGGGCAGCGAGTGTCTGTCGGTCGATAGTGACGTCCTTCGCCTCGAGCGTCCGGATCGTGTTCTGGATGAGCTCGCGAACGCGCTCGTCATCAAGGCGGTCGTCGCCGGCGTCGTCCCAGTACCGGTGGTCCGGCCCCTCCGTCCCGCAGTGGTCACAGAACACACCTTTGGCCTCGCTCGCCGAATCGGCAGGACCGTAGCCAATCTCGGTCGTCTCCTGGTTGCGCTCGTAGTGGCTCTCGAACTCGCGGGTGAGCCCGCTGCGAGCCGGGTCGACACGCTCGACCCGGATGACACGGAGGCAGTTGATACAGACGTCCGGCGCCTGAAGCAGGTGCTCGAAGTATGCTGGACTCTCTGTCATAGGTACAGTCTCCCCCGCATGCCGTCTTTCCGGCCCTGTCGTCTCAGCCCGTGCCTTCTTGGCCGCGGGCCACCGGTCGCCCGGCTGTCGTCACCCGTGTGTTGCTTGGCCGAGGGCTTAAGTGGTCCATCGACCGCCATTTTGTCGGTCACCCGTTGACCCGCCACTCGGACTGCGGCGGCTCGGTGTGTCGCGGGGAGCAGGAGACGAGATCTTCGTCATAAAGCTGGCGCAGCGCCCGCAGGACGGACCGCTCGGGGCGCGCTGTCCGGTGGGTGAGCTGTCGGAGGGTCCGCGGACCGCCGGCGTTGTACAGCTCGAGGTAGACGAGTGACGCCGTCGGCGGGAGGTCGGCGAGTTGCTCGCGGGTGTGTCGGTCGAGGTCACCGAGAGCAGCGTCAGTCACAGGGGTTCACCTCTTCAGATTGGTCAGTATCAGTGTTTACTGAGCACCGAGCACCCAATCCCCAGCAGGCGGTGCCACTATACGTGCCAATTGTCGATTTATTGAGAATCTTGGTGAAAGCGCTGTTACTTTCCACCAGAGTTTGGAGGGCCAACGGGGAGGCGTGTGCCTCTGACATGAAGCGCGTGGAGAATAACCTCTCCTGTGGAAACTCCCCTTTGTGGACTGGTTGTTCGATGCCGTTTGTAGATTGATCGCTCATCGGCTCGCCCCCACAGCTGCCCCGGACTGTCGGCTCCACGAGACCTCCTCTCCGCCCTCGTCGACGAGCACCGCCACGCTCTCGGCGTCGCGCTCGGCAGCCACCGCCCGGCGGTCGGCCGGCGTCATCTCGGTCTGCGCCAGCCCCTCGCCGTGTTCCTCCAGTTCGGCCTTCCGCTCACGGATCGCGCGTTCGACGCGCTCCCTGGGTTCGCGACTCTCCTTGTTCGCAAGGGCTCGTTCGACGGCGAGCCAGAAGCCACACAACTCGATCGTCTCCAGGCCGCGAATCCGCGCGAGCATCAGTTCGCCGCTGGTACCCTCGCCGTCGTCGACGGAGAGCTCCTCGACGAGGAACCGCGCTGGGTTCTCGCCGTACTCGAGGGCGGGCTCAGGGAACGGGTTCGGCGTCGCCGACGCCTGCTCGTTGTGTTGGTTCGTGGCCGGCAT